CCGAATCCGAACCTGCCGGAGCCGGTGGCGCTGTCGGCGAGCACGCTGACGGCGGTGGTGGATTATGTGGCGGCGGGGCTGGCGCGGGAGCCGGTGATCGTGCGGGTGTGCAGCCCGACGCGCGTGGTGGTGGAGGCGCCGGACGTGGGCGAGCAGCGGCAGCAGTTCATTTACCTGCAGAGCGAGCCGAACCTGCCGCTGATCGGCCTGGGGCAGATGATGCCGATGCTGAATTTTCACATTCAGCTGATGACGTGTTTCGCGCCGTCGCCAGCGCGGGACGCGCTGCGGGACTTCTGCGGTCCGCTGCAGGCGTGTCAACTGGTGCAGCTGAACGACAACGGGGTGACGCAGGAGATGGTGACGAGCAAGGGGGTGACGCGGCAGGCGCCGGCGGAGGCGGTGCAGCCGTTCTGGTCGCTGGCGCCGTACCGGACCTTCGCGGAGATCGAGCAGCCGGAGAGCCTTTTCCTGTTGCGGCTGGAGGGGAAAAAGGACGGGGATGGCCTGGTTCCGATGGTGGCGCTGCACGAGGCGGACGGAGGCGCGTGGCGGGCGCGCGCGGTGTGCGCGATTGGGGATTGGCTGCGCGGTGAGCTGCCGGAGGGGACGGTGGTGATAGCGTAGGGGTTAGGTGTTAGTGATTAGGGTTAGGGGTGGCCGGGGAGGGGCGGCCATCCCTGGAAAGCGGGGGCGTGATGAGTGAGAATAGCGGGATTGAGTGGCTGCGGGGCGGTTCGACGTGGAACGTGCTGGGGGGATGTACGGCGTGTTCGCCGGGGTGCGCGAACTGCTACGCGGAGCGGATGACGCACCGGCTGGGGCAGAACCCGGCGACGCCGCGGTATGCGGGGCTGACGGACGCGCGGGGGCGGTGGACGGGGGAAATCCGGCTCTTCCCGGAGAAGCTGGACGTGCCGCTGCGGTGGAAGCGGCCACGGCTGGTGTTCGTGCAGAGCATGGGGGATCTGTTTCACGAGGCGGTTCCGTTTGAATTCATCGATAAGGTGATGGATACGATATGGCATACGCCCGAACCGAAACATACCTACCTGTTGTTGACGAAACGCGCGAGCCGTGCATACCAGTATTTTAACAATCATAGATACCTGCTCGATATCAAAGGATCGTTTCCTCACCTCTGGCTCGGTATCACCGTCTGCAACCAGGCGGAGGCAGACCAGAAGATACCGCTGCTGCTGGAGTTGCCGGCGGCGGTGAGGTGGGTTAGCGTGGAGCCGATGCTGGGGGCGGTGGATCTGGGCGCGGCAGTTGGACGCAAACACGGCGCAGCGTATCACGATACGAACGGGCCCTGCACCTGTGATAGAGACAAAAGGCTGGATTGGGTAGTGTGCGGCGGCGAGACGGGGCCGGGGGCGCGGCCAATGCACCCGGATTGGGCGCGGGGGCTGCGGGATCAGTGCGCGGCGGCGGGGGCGCCGTTTTTTCTAAAATCTTTAGGGGAATGGGGTCCAGGGGCGCGGGAGTGGCATGTCGATGATATGTGGATGGAGCGCATCGGCAAGCGGCGCGCGGGGCGGCTGCTGGACGGGCAGGAGTGGTTGCAGATGCCGGGGGGATAGGTATGGCGGCGGTGATGGGGTTGCGGCGGAGCGCGTGGATGGAGGGGCCGGTATTTCGGCGGCGGGATGGCTCGGCGTTTTACGTGCGGGAGTCGCGGTTGAGCGTGGGCACGGGGGTGATCGTGCGGCACGCGGCGGGGCAGGAGGAGGTGTTGATGGGGGCGGAATACGGGCTGAGCGTGGCGGAGGCGGCGGCGAACCTGCGGGAATTGGCGCGGGCGAACGGGTGGGTTGAGGTTAATAAACCGGAGTAAGGTTGGTGGTGCTGGAAGGCGCTGCATCACGCCGCCGGAGCGCATCCCGGCGGCGGGCTGGAGAATCTTCCGGTGGGAGGCGATATGCGGCGGTTGATATATCTGGCGAGTCCTTACAGCGATCCGGACGCGGCGGTGCGGGAGGAGCGGTTTCGGGCGGCGTGCCGGGCGGCGGGGGTGCTTATCGGGCGGGGAATTCCAGTGTTTTCGCCAGTGGCGCACAGCCATCCGGTGGCGGAGCACGGGGGGATCGATCCGCTGTCGGAGGTATGGTACGCGGCGGACCAGCCGCTGCTGGAGGCGTGCACGGAGTTGATCGTGCTGGCGCTGCCGGGCTGGGGGGAGAGCCGGGGGGTTCGGGCAGAGGCGGAGTGGATGCTGCGGGCGGGGCGGCGGGTGTGTTTTGTGACCGAGGACAGGCTGGCGGGGTGGGAGCCGGAGGGGTTGGAGTGAGGTATGCATCGGTGTGCGCGGGGATAGAGGCGGCTTCGGCGGCGTGGGAGCCGGAGGGGTTGGGATATGAATGACCGGACACATATGACCGAGGCGTTGGTGGATGAATCGGGGACGGGGAGCACGCGGTCGGTGATGGAAGAGCGGTACGATCTGGTCGCGCCGGAGGGGTTGCGGCGGCTGGCGTTGCGGTATGCGCTGGGGGCGGCGAAGCATGGGGCGCGGAACTGGGAGCGCGGGCAGAAGGCGTCGGTGGTGATCAACCATATGCTCAAGCACCTGATGTGCTACCTGGCGGGCAACCGCGACGACGATCACCTGGCGGCGGTGGCATGGGGCGCCTTCGCGTTGATGCATTTCGAGGCGCACCGACCGGAGATGCTGGATACGCCGAAGCGGGGTGCAGGCGCGGGATGACATGACATTATCAGGGGCAAGTGAGGCATTATTTTTTTTATTTTCGCTAACTCTGGAGTGCTGGCGTGCGGTATTCGTCGACGGAAAATTCGCTGCTGAACAATCTTGAGTTCCTCGCATTGTCGCATGAGGAGCAGCTTTTGTATTTCCATTTGCGCGGATCGCCGGATCAAACGGCGCTGGGCTGCTTCATTTTTTGGTCGGCAATGTACGCGCAGAAGCTGCGATTTAGCCAAAAAAACATTGAAAAAATGGCGGGGAAATTGCACGAGGCGGGGTTCATCGTGTTCGATGCGGAGACGCTGCTGGTGTATTTCCCGGGGTATTACAACGCGAACAAATTGGGCAACAAGGACGCTTGCGAGGCGGCGATGCGGCGGCTGGAGGAATACCCACGGAGCGAGATTTTCCTGCTGATGGCGCGGGAATTAGCCTCAATCCGGGTGAAGCCGACGTACCAGGCGGAGCACGACGCGGTGGTGCGAGCGATGTGCGTGAAGGCCGGGCAGTGGCTGCCGGGATGGGGGCCGGTGAGCGGCGGATTGTTCGGCGCCGGCAAACCGTCAGAGGATACCTCAGAGGGACCGTCAGAGGGGGGGTTAGAGGGTAGGCCGGAGGATAGGTCAGAGGATACCTCGCGGGGGAGGGTAGGAGGGGGCGTCAGTGGTCGTACCGTACCCGTACCCGTGTCCGTACCCGCACCCGTACCCGCAGGAGGGCGCGCGCGCGAGAATGACGCAGCGCGGGACAATCCGCCGGATAGCGCGGCGAGACGCTGGCCACTACTGCAGCGATTCGCGGGTGAGGTGGCAAAATACACGAGCCGGCCATTGTGCGATGAGCTGGCGGGGGCGCAGTGCACGGCGGCGGAGGGGAACCTGCAGGACCTGGCGGAGCTGGCGCGGTCGCTGGGGGAGGATGACGTGGGGGAGATGATGCTGCGGCTGCGCAGGCCGCAGACGGTGGGGGAACTGAAATCTGCGAGCGTACCGGCGATCATCGTGGGCAAGGCGGCGGGGTGGGCAGTGCGGGACTGGCGAGAGCGACAGGGGGCGGCGCAACATGGCGGGACAGACCGGAGAGAAGAGAGGCTTTTACGCAGAGCCGGGGCTGCGGGTGATCGGGCGGATGCTGGCGAGCCGGAAGGCGGAGGAAGTGCGGGTGGTGAGCCAGGTTAGCGAGTGCCCGAGGCCGGGTTTTGAGCGGGAGCTGCGGTTCTGCCCGATATGCCGGGAGCAGGGGGGGCGGCTGTTCCTGACTGACTTCCGGGCGGGCGTCCGGTATGAGTTCGACACGCGGCAGTGCATGGCGCGGGTGGATGAGCCGGGGCCGGATCTGCGGGCGGCGAGCGGGCTGACGGAGCGGGAGGCGGCGTGCCGGCTGGCGCCGGTAGACCGGTGGAACCGGGAGGCGTATGGGCGGTTGGCGGGGTGGCAGCCGGGGGAGCGCGGGGTGTACTTGTTGGGGAGGCCGTGCCCGGAGGAGGACAACCCGCACGGGAACGGGACGGGGAAGACGTGGGGGCTGTGCGCGCTGGTAGCGCGGCTGTGCTCGGAGGGCATTGGGGCGGTGTTCACCACGACGGGGGAGTTGCTGGACGGGATGCGGGCGGCGTATGGCCAGGAGGGGCGGGCGGAGGCGCTGATGCGGCGGTGGTGCGAGGCGCCGGCGTTGTGCCTAGACGGGCTGGGGCAGGAGAGCATTCGGCGGGATTCGGAGTGGGGAGCGGCGACGCTGTATGCGGTGATCGACCGGCGCGTGCGTGCCGGGCGGGCGGTGTTCGTGAGCAGCCGGCTGCGGTTGCCGGGGGACGTGGAGCGGCGGTATGGACCGGAATACGGCCCGGACATCGCGAGCCGGCTGGTTGGGGCTTGTGATGTGATGCCGTTGAGCGGACCGGATCGGCGGTATGGAGGCCGGTGATAACCGCGGGTCCTTCCAGGAGGCCGAAGCCCGCGGGTGGAACAACCTGCAAAATGTGGCGTGAATGGGGGGCGGGGAGGGGTACGCGATACGCAATATTCGGGGGACGGGTGGACGGGTACGCGGGGATACGCAATTTTTCGGGGGGTTTGGTGGCAGATACGCAGGCGCAATTATTCGAGGGGGGGGCGACGACGATCAGCTACCGGCAGTTCGCCAATATGGTGAGCGCGTCGGAGGGGCTGGTGCGGAAGTATCTGCGGGAGGGGAAGCTGTCGGCGGATTGCGTGGTGATGTTGCGGAACGGGCGGCCGGCGCTGGATGAGGAGAAGGCGTTGCGGCAGTGGCAGGAGCTGAAGGGTGAGGTTTCGATCCAGGCGGCGGCGCCGGAGGGGGAGGCGGGGGAGCTGAACCGGGCGCGGGAGGAGACGCTGCTGACGATGGCGCGGCGGCGTGAGGTAGAGCTGCGGTTGATGGAGGCGGAGGGTCACCTGCACCACGCGGATGACGTGCGGGTGGTGATGAACGATATGACGGCGCGGGTGAAGAGCCGGTTACGGTCGATACCGGCGAAGCTGGCGCCGATGCTGGCGGCGGAGAGTGACGCGGCGCGGGTGCAGCAGCTGCTGACGCGCGAGGTAAATGAGGCGTTGCAGGAGTTGAGCGAGTATGATGCCAAGGTCATTAAGCGAGCGAGCAGACGGCGGCGGGTGGCTACCGAGCCGGCGGGAGAGTAAGCGTCGGACGGCGCTGCTGTTCGGGCAGATTGCGCGCGGTTTAGCGCCGCCGCCGGAGGTGACGGTTTCGGAGTGGGCGGAGGCGGAGCGGGTGCTGTCGCCGGAGAGCTGCCCGGAGCCGGGGAAGTTTTACAACAGCCGCACGCCGTTCGCGGCGGAGATCATGGATGCGTTTTCGGACCCGGCGGTGGAGCGGGTGGTAATGATGACGAGCGCGCAGGTGGCGAAGACGACGATCATCGAGAACGTGATCGGTTATTTCATGCATTATGACCCATGCCCGATCATGGTGGTGCAGCCGACGGACGACATGCTGAAGTCTTTTTCGGAGGAGCGGTTCGCGCCGATGATCCGGGACACGCCGGCGCTGACGCCGCTGATCAAGGACGCGAAGGCGAAGGGATCGGGCAACAGGATTTCGAGCAAGATGTTCCCGGGCGGGCACATCGCGATGGTGAGCGCGAAGTCGAGTCCCCAGCTGCAGAGCCGCCCGCGGCGGGTGGTGCTGTTTGACGAGGTGGACAGGTATGACGTGGGGGACCCGATAGGGCACGGGACGATGCGGACGGCGCGGTTCTGGAATCGGAAGATCGGGATGTTCAGCACACCAGGTGAGCGGGACGGTTCGAAGATCCTGCGGGCGTATGAGCAGGGGACGATGGAGGAGTGGCAGCTACCATGCCCGGCGTGCGGGGAGTATCAGCCGCTGCAGTTCGGGGACCAGTTCGACCGGTCGAACGCGCGGTATACGTGCCGGGGGTGCGGGGCGCAGGGGGGGGAGTTCGCGTGGAAGGGTGGAACGGGCCGGTGGGTGGCGGGGCGGCCGTTGGCGGAGACGAACCGGACGCGGAGCTTCAGCCTGAACGCGCTGGCGGCGCCGGGGCTGCACTGGTCGGAGATAGTGCAGCGGGAGCGGGCGGCGGAACGGGCGCGCGACGAGGGGGACGTGGAGACGTGGAAGAACTTCGTGACGCAGCTACGGGGGGAGGCGTATGAGGAACGGGGCGATACCATTGACCGTCCGGAGGATTTCGAGAAGCACCGGCGCCGGTATAACTGCGATGTGCCGGCGGGGGTGCTGATATTGACGATGGCGGCGGACACGCAGGACAACCGGGTGGAGGTGGAGGTGTGCGGCTGGGGGGAGGGTTACCGGTGCTGGGGGATTCAGTATGTGATTATCCACGGGACGATGGATCAGCCGGAAACAACCGCGCAGTTGGATGCGTTGCTGAATACGACGTGGATGCGGGAGGATGGGGCGAAGATGGCGATCGCGCGGAGCGTGCAGGATTCTGGCGGCCACTACGTCGATCATGTTTACGATTATACGCGGGCGCGGACGGGGCGGGGGGTGTATGCGATTAAGGGGGGGAGCAATCCGGTGGATCCGCTGGTGGGGCGCGAGTCGATGGTGGACCGGAAGGGGAAGAAGACTCCGCTTTTTACGCTGGGGGTGAACGTGGGGAAGGATATGGTTTTCAACCGAATGCAGGTGACGCACGAGGGGCCGGGTTATTGTTACTGGCCGGTGGAGGAGTTCATGGCGGACGGGGAGACGCCGCGGGGGTATGACCGGGAGTATTTTTACCAGTTGACGAGTGAGAAGCGGGTGCGGCGGGTGCGGGAGGGCCGCGCGGTGATGGTGTGGGTAGAGAAGAGCCAGGGCCGGCATAACGAGGCATGGGATATCCGGGTTTACAACCAGGCGGCGATATTGATAGCTGGGGGTGATGCGTTGCTGCAGTCACTGGGGCGTGGGCAGGCTGGAAGCCTGCGATCCCAGGGGCGGCGGCGGCGGGGATTTCGGGTGGTGTCGGGGGGGGTGAGATGAGTATTTATGCGGCGGAGTTTATGCGACAGATTAACCCATATCGAGACGGCGAGGCGAGGGTGCGCCGGAAGGGCAAGTATCGACTGATCAATTTTGTCCGTCCGAATATCTGGCCGTTCGGCTACACCATAGAGCAGTCATTCGGCGTCTATCGCTGGATGGTGGAGACGGCTGATAACTATCCCGACGCGCGGCGATGCGGGAGGAATGCGCTGGAGCCGGTGCTGTCCTGTGTGTCGCGGCTGCCGTCCGATGTCGCGCCCATCACCAGCCTGCGGGGCCTGGAGGAACGATTTCGGTGGGCGATGTTCGCGGTATACGGGCTGATGGGCACACTCGAGCGCTGGCGCGCGGAATACGGCATCAGGGTAGAGGGCGTGCACTGGATTCGGTTTCCACACTATGAACCGTTCAACGGGCCGAGCAGTGAGAGGGATTTCGGAGAAATGCTTACGGCGATGTTCACCGATCGGCAGCGGCTGACTGTGCAACTCAATGAATGCCATGATGGCGCCCGCGAGAATTACGGGGTGCATCTCCACCTGGGAAAGTCGTTCACGAACTGTGAAGGGAAGTTTTTCTATTCCGGCTGGAGATTCGATCTTTCGTACGGTTACAAAGGCTCGGTATGGGAACACACCCTGGCCCGCGAGGAGCAGGGTGAGCCGTTCTGGGATGTGGCGCAACGGGCATATGACGCGCTGCGGAAATTAGAGGCATGAGATGGACTATAGCGTTATCGAGGAGTGCAGGCGGCTGGTGAATTTGGGGCCGTGGCTGGAGCGGTGCGAGGGGGCGGGGGTGGCTTTTATTCCGGCGACCTTCAGCGAGGCGTTTCGGGCGGAGGAGATTCACCGGGCTTGTGCGATTATCGAGAGCGGGGATGCGTTGACGGCGGAGCATGCGCCGGGGCTGGTGGGGGCGTTCTGGTGGCTGGAGGGTCAAATGGAGGATGCTGTTCGCGCGGGGCGGCGGATGGTGGCGCGGTGGGAGTGCTGCATGCCGGAGCGGATGAAGTGGATGATGGGGCGGGGGATGCGGTGGGATGAGCAGATGCGGAATTTGCTGACGCTGGATGACCCTCGCCTGGAGGACTGCATCGCGAGTGAGGAGCTGCGTATCTGCGTGCGCCCGTGGGTGGAGGCGCGGCGGGAGGGGGGTTACCCGGTGGAGTTCCGGGTGTTTTACGGGACGAACGGGCTGCAGGGGGTGAGCAGTTATTATCCACAGCGGGCGCTGGCGCATGACGCGGTGAATGAGATGCTGGCGGACATGTGCGTGCTGCGGGCGGATTTGTTTTTCGGGCGGGAGCGTTTTCCGGTGGGTTTCACGGCGGATTTCCTGGTGGATGAGAATTTCGAGGTGTGGTTTCTGGAGGGGGGTCCGCCGCATATCAAGGGTTGCCCGGTGAGCGCGCATCCGTGCTGTTTTGAGGAGGGGGAGGTCAGGGGGGTGGCGCTGAGTTCGAGGTGAGTAGCTGAGGCGTTATTAACGGAACCGAGGCAGGCTGGAAGCCTGCGATCCCAGTGGTGAGTCGCGCGTCCCGATAGATCAGGACGCGCTCCAGTAATAATTACGGCAGGGGGAGATGATGCGGTTACAGTTGAGTGATGAGATGGGGATGGTGCTGGCGGGTTATTACAGGATGTTGGACGAGTGGGAGCGGAAAGAGATGGCGCGGCAGCGGACGGAGGGGGACATTGGGGAGATGCGGGGGCTGCTGTATGGCGAGGCGTTGATTCCGAGCCAGGGGGTGGCGCGGCTGGGGGGGAACCGTGGGCGGTCGGTGAGCAGGCCGACGGAGCGGGCGGCGGAGCGGTATGGTGATGAGGTGGAGCGTTATACGGAGCGGCTGCGGAAGAAGCAGGCTTTGCTGCTGCAGCTGACGGCGGAGATGCAGGACCTGGCGGAGGGGATGGCGCCGGTGCGTGATGCGCTGGGGCGGCTGGGGTTGGGGGCGGTGATACTGGAGCGGGTGTACCGGTATGACCAGAGTTATGAGCGGATCGCGCGGGAGGTGGAATGGGGGGATGGTGAGGCGCGGACGGGGAAGACGGTGAAGAACCACTGCTGCACGGCGAAGGTGGAATTGGCGCGGTGGCTGGCGGGGGTTGATTTAAGAGGGGTGCGGAATTATTGAAGGGGGACGGCACACGCGGCGCGGCGGTGGTGTGTTGATAGTGAGGCTTCCCAGGGGCGTTGCCCCTGGCTATGGTATTTGGGATTGGGCGGCCAGGTGATTTCCAGAAAATTTCCATAAATTCCGAGAAAATTTCCAGAAATCTTCCAATGTTCTTCGAATTGGTAAGGGGGAGTTGTGGTAGGGTGATTATGGTGGCGAGGTGTCCGGGGGGAAGCCACGAAGCATACCGACAACACAGAGGGGGCGGATAGGTTCGGTGATGGGGGTGCTAAGCCGGTTGGGAGCATCCAGTACCCGTAGGGGCCGAAAGACCGGTAACCGAAAACGCCCAGGCGGGCAAGGAAGGTCCGTGAAAGATGGGGGAGGGCGGGGAGTGGCCATGATGGGGAACCGCCTTCCCCAGTTCAAGCAGAACACACAACAAAAGGGGGGCGCGCCGGCGACGGGGCGCTCCCCGGCTATTTGGTGGGGCAATGGAGAGAGATGATGCAGAAATACATATTTGAAACAGATGATGCGAATGAGGCACTGGAATTGCTCAATCTTTGGAAGCGTACAAAAGCTGCTCTTGCTACTGCCAAGCAGTATACGATAGGAGATAGGCAATTGAGCAGGGCAGATATGGGTGACATTGATAAGAATATCAAAAGATATAAATATGAGTACCATTACTATACCGGGAAGCTTAAAAGAGCATCACCAATAATAAGAATCATCCCAAAGAGCTATTGAAACACAGAGGCACGGAGGCACAGAGAGATTTTTTGATGGCCGGCGCGGGCGGCGCGGCGGTGGGACTATCTATTACGAGGCTTTCCAGGGGCGTTGCCCCTGGCTATGGGATTTAATATGGCGGTGATGCGGGAGAAAATCGAGGGGGCGGCGGCGCGGGCGGCGCGGGGGAACGTCATTGACCGGGTGGTCGAGGCGGTGAACCCGGTGGCCGGGCGGCGGCGGCTGCGGGCGCGGTT